GTTGCGTATTCTTTATAATAGGATGCTAAAGCTGTAACATCTTAATTCCTATGCTATAAAGCGCATAGAATAAGGGTTTCTCCCTTCGGTGGCTGTAACATCCTTAGCTTTATTCATTACCTTTATTCTGATTACGTTACCAAAATGTTACCCAAATGGTTATGCTCGGTATAATAAATAAGGGCTAGGAAACGGGAGATGATCCTGTCCTAAAGGTCCTCAATTCATCCACGCCGCCCCGGCCTCCCACATGGCCTAATTTCCTCGCATGAACGGAGCACCATGAAGGGCAACATGCCCAGAAGGGGTCTGTGTTCAGCCACGGGTAAATACGGAAGCCTGGAGAGATTTGGCCTTTTTCCACTGGTATTATAGGTAGTAAAAGGGCAAAATGGGCAAAAACAAAGAAACCCCCGGATCTCACCAGGGGCTGCATTATTTCACGTGAAATATTTTATTGAGCGGTATCCTGAGCAGGTTACTGAATTGCAACTGCCGGCTGTACTACCTGCTGGATCACCCGGTTGAGCTGAGCATGAGCATCTTGTACCTGCTGGAATGCCTGGGTAAGTTGCGCTTTGACTTCCGGGCTCACCGAAGGAGCCGCAGGAGTTGTATTCTGGGCAGGGACTGCCTGGCCAGCGGTATCAACCGGAGTCTGATCAGCGGTGGCCTCCGGCGCGGTGTCAGCCACAACGGCAGCCAGGTCGGTGATAGGAGCATCTGTAGGTTCAGCCGGCGTCGAATCATCGGCTCCCGGCACGACTTTCTGCAGATCCGATTTCAGCACATTATATTGGGACCGCACAAACCCCTCAATGCTGTCGGCAGAGATATCCATACCATGGGCTTTACCCTCGTTAACCGCCCAGGTAATCGCTTTCTTTAATTTTTCCATGCCACTTAATTCCTTGAACGCATCCTCAGCGAACCGTACAGCATCATAGGCCAGGCCCCGCTTGCTCTGGAGCTGGGCTTCTGCAGTATCAACGACCTTGGCCACAGCCTCCGCTTTCTTTGTGTTCTTGGCCTCTTTGAAGTAGTTACCGACGAATCCTGCTATCACACCAAAAATGATAGTCAAAATACTCCCCACAAGATTCAAAAATACTTGTTCAGTCAAAATGAAACTCCTTTCTGGCGAAGGCCGCCACCCTATCTGATCAACAATTTCTGGCCTGCATAGATTTTGTTAGGATCTGCGATCCCGTTCACTTCAGCGAGATGCTGATAAGTTGTCCCATAATGAGAAGCGATGCCAGACAGTGTGTCACCAGTCTTGACCACATAGTAAGTATGCTGTGAGGCTGGTTGTGCTGAGCTCGTAACCTTGATCCTCTGTCCGGGATAAATCTTGTCCGGGTCGCTTATTCCGTTAATGGCAGCCAGGTTTTGATAGGTTGTCCTATACTTAGCCGCTATTCCGGAGAGAGTGTCACCCGGCTGGACGACGTAGTAATTACCGCTTGGCTGAGGTGTTGGTGCAGATCCGAGAGCCTGAGCTACCAGCTGCGCAATCCCGAAATGATCCATGATCCAGATGACTTTTGTCGCATACTCCGGGTCAGTAGCATACCCACACGCCTGCAGCTGCTGAGCAAAGTTATCCGGGTTGTTCCTCGCGGCCAGGACCGGGGCATAGCGGCCAGGACCGGTGATTAGAGCTGCATAGTCAGCAAAGGACTCGGCGTAGTTATGATAGGCCCGGAACGCCGCTTTGACAGTGATCCATTGCCCATTTTCATACTCTTTTGTCGGTACGGTTACGCTGCCGGCCAGACCGGTGCCTTTGATGTTAAATAAGTTGAATGAACCTGCAATCACACTCTGCCCGTAACCTGTCTCCAAGCAGACCTGTGCCACCATCACAGCAGCAGGGATACCTGTCTGCTGCTGTATTTGAGTGGCCCCGGGTAAAATAGAATTAATAAAATCAATCTGTGGCATTTCTTTACCTCCTGCCCTTCCCGGGCTAATGAATTACTTCCCTATATCACGCGTGATGAGACATTACAAAAACGATTAGCCCAACACACAAACTAAACAGACTGCCCATAATTAATGATGTCGCCCACGTTGGTCTGCCTAGCGACACATCGTCAAGCTTATTAAATATTTTTTCAAATTTTGGACCCAGATTGTCCATTTTTCGGTTCATTTCAGACTCAAAGGAAGCCTGCTGATTTTTAAGTATGGTCATTTCCGTTTGTAATACGGCAATCGCGGTTACGGTTGAATTGTTTTCTTTCGCAATCACAACTGCTGCCGCTTGCGCGGCCTGTGAGACTGCAAGAGCTGTGGCCGTAGCCGCCTGTGCTACAGTTTTGGCTGTAATTTGTTCCTGGGTTTCATCCAATTTTAACCACCCCCTGTATTTACTTTCCGAATTGCGCTACAATAAAAATGCAGGCCGCGGTGGTGCCACATCGCAACCCGCTCCGGGGCCACCCCCTAGCGGGGGCCTGCGCTCATTTTTGCCAATCAAAAAACCGCCCGGAGGCGGCCAGTTACTTTGTTTGGCGTTTTGCCATCCTTTCATTCCAAGTATTTATAAAGAGCTGAGTCCTGTTGCCCTATTGCCCATAAACCTATGCCTTGTAACTTATAATCAAACTCCGCTCGATTCATCCAGTAGAAATACATATTCATATCGCTATAATAACAGATACTTGCCCCATCTTTATCCACCAAATATAAATTACCCACCCATACGCCAATATCATCGGCATGGATTGAAATATTTGTATCCCCGTTCGTAATGAATTCTGTACTATGCAAGAAATCCCAGTCCATACTTATTCCTAGTGGATCCCCGTATCTATCTAAATCTGTTCTTGTATTGTATTCTTCGCCACTGGGCACATAAATACAGTTGTTAACGGCATCGTATTGTGCAGTTCGATGTAGCCTCCCTAGTTGCTCTGTGCCTGCCGGGGTGGTTACTGTAACCGCCTCCCGTAATTGCATCCAATAACTATCATAAGCTTCCAGCAAGGTACAGGTCATTATCGCATTAAGTGTGTAGAGCCCAAAACTATTACTATTTACACCACTGCAAGTAAATACAGTTATGCCATTATATTTAACATCTAGAACCCCACCTCGGCATCTTGCTGTTATACTGTTTAAACCTGTAGTGTCTACATTGACACTGCCTATCTGTCCACCATTTAAGTACAACACAATCTGTCCGCTCTTTAAAGCAATTTTCGCATTCCCCACATTCAATCCAGCTTCGGAACCTGTAAACGAAAATATTGTTTTAACTCTTATGTCCGTGAATCCAGTATAGCTTAGAGTTAGATTGCCGCTCCCCACTAAGGTACTTGGTGAATTATTTTCGCCATTCACAGTCCAACTGCCGCCGTTAGCGTAATAAGTGTTGAATAGCGCATTGTTAAATCCTGTCCCTAATGTTGTATCTGGAGCATAACTTCGCCAATCATCACTCCAGATATAGGCATATTCTGGATCTCTTCTTAATACTTCGAGAGTTAGTTTATATCCACCGCTTGCCTGCACCGGGAGGTTATTGACATCCATAAAAGTCGCCGGCCTCATTTTAAAATCAAGACTGCCGCAATCCATTTTATAACTGAAACTACTACAAACCCTAAAACCATACAACGAAGCACCATTCATACTGCTGCCGCCATTAAAAGAAAGGGTATGGACACCAGCACTTAAAGCCGCTGTCCCAACGATGAACCAGTGTTTACTTCTTGCTAATGGATACCATTGGTTCGGTTGCTGCGCCGAAAATTGAATCCCATCAAGACTGATGCTAATTTTTGCTTTATCCCACCATGGAAAATTCAATTGTAATACAATATCATAAGTTCCCGCAGTTGCAATATTAAATGTTGTACTTGCCACACCACTATCTTCCATTATAGGATTTCCGTGTGCGTCTACTGCTGGAAGTCCTTGTGCATCTTTTAATTGTACAGGAGCTCTTGCCGCCACATAGGTTCCACCTAAAACGAGAGCGCCAGTACATGACCAACTAGTGGTATTCACCGGAGTATCGGCTACAATCGTCCCAAACCCTGCCTTCTGTACTTGATTATAAGCTGTTACAAATGGTTTTTCATAATAGGTACTTTGAATTAAGGGATATAGGTCAGCACTTATTGTATCATCGCAATTTTGAAAATCATAAACATCTACAAGGAAATAGGGACTTTTTAAATTATCGTCCCAGTACCCAGCAAATGGAATGTAGGGCTGATCTACGGTATGATTATATTTGCCCATCATCCAGTATAAAGCCATTAAATACGAACCAGAACCTTCTCCCCTGTAATCATACTGGTCAATCAGCTTTCTATATATTTGCCATCTGATGGCATATGCCGGCAAGCCCATAAATATCGTACTTGGGTCCAACGATATTCCCGCATAAGCATAAACATTTTCAAGCCAATCACGAGGGCTAATAGGACCAGGGGCACTGCCGGCCCAACTCATGCCATAACTCATGATAGTACATGAATCCATGAAGGGTTTTATATCTTCATAGGCGCACCATTTTTCAGCCCCGACAGTTGTATAAGGAGCGGTCATTGCTGGGATATCATAATGTACTTTTAAGCCCCTGCCCCTTACCGTACTGCTTATCCTACTAAATAAAGCAATTATATTATCTTTATTTGTTTCATCATTACCTCTTTCAAGGTCGATATCTATGCCAGTAATATAAGAGTTTTCAGTGATCAGCCTATTTATCTCGGACATAAATGTATCTTGCGATCCCCCTACATTATTAAACAAGGCGGCAAATACAGTGGCATCCCCGTCATTTCTTATCGTTAAATACCATTTAATATTCGGGTACTTTGCAATTAGATTATTAATCCCATTTAAATGATAAGTATTATCTTCTGCTGTCATTCCTTTGTTCCTTGTTATAATGCCATTGCTGTCCACTGTAAAATCGAAGATGCCTAACTGGTATATTTTGGCGCCGTTGATATCTATTTCATCATACATTCTGGTCGATTTTGCAAATGTCCAACTCATTAATTTTTGCATCACCAAGTCACCTTCGATTTATCCCATTCCGTAACTGTAAACAAACAAACTCCACCATCACGATTATTAAAATTAATCATATAGATGACGTCCCCGGACGGGGATGTCATAGGAACGCCACTATAATCTTCATGGGTTGCCTTCATCCCGCCTACCAGCACATCATGGGTTGCTGCTTTCATCTCTAATGTACCCCCAACCTGCAAAAGCCCAGGATAATTAAACGCCCTTGTTTTATAATGGGTGGCAAGGTTTATTGCACCCGTTGTCGGATTTAATGCTGTAATTTTAAAATCAATCCCTGTAGTCGCTTCGCCTGTATTCGGTATTATAATAAGATTCTGTCCTCTTAATAGGGCATTATAATGTTCTGGGGGATCAACGTTAATCCCATCGATTCTATGCCTCAATAACATTTCCTGAGTATTACAGGTCCAACCCGTTAGTACCTTACCCGCCTGCAGCATTAAGTCGGTTACTTTTAGGATGCCTGTACAATCCTTAATTTTTAATTTTACGGTTATCTTTTTAACCTTTCCCCCGCTCATAGCCATTGCCGATCTCGCGTACCTTAAATAATTATCCATTATCAAAACTCCATTTTATTTCGCTCGGATGCCCAACCCATGGAGTTGCCACTGGGCCACCTTGCAGCATTAAGTCGGTTACTTTTAGAGTGCCTGTACAATCCTTAACAACTAATCTCATTTTAATTTTAATTGTTCTTTGGGAACCAGTTTGTTGTGGCTGTACCTTTTTTAAAAATATTTCCATGCTATCACCCCATTGCAAGAAACTGAGTCTCGATTGTTCCGTCTTGATACTCAAATGTAATTTCAAAACCCATCTGACCTGTTGCGCCCTTTACGATATCAGTAAACTCAACTTGAGCACTGATTACATAGGCAGCCCTGTTGGCGACATCAACCGTCTGGATAATACTTTTTTCAATACCTACTGCGCCATTTGCAACGAAGGCACTGCTGCCACTCACTCCCGCTGTATTATCTATATCAAAACCTTGATTTATCCAATAATTAAATCCATCATCCGCTCTGCTATTAAATAATAAATTAAACATGGACATATCTTGCGTTTCCGTAGTTTGATCCAACATTTGCTGATTAACCTGATTTTGCGCCACTTGAACATCTGCGAGGTCTTTTAAAAAACTTCCTAGCGTGATAACTGTCTTGTCATATTCTAAGAGATTCCATTGAATCTGGATCACTCTCTCCGATAATTGCAGCGCAGGTACAAAATTGTCGTCGATTGTTGTAACAATATCCCCCATACGGACAGCTTCATGACTATAGTCAGGGGAGAGTTGCTCTAGTAACACCACTTGAAACGTATAAGTGGCTACAGGTACTTTCACAAGCTGCAGAGCAGCTTGGGTCTTAGCAAGCAAAAAAGTAGTATCCACTTCTTGACTATCGTCAAATATTCCAAATCTGTGACGGGTGCCCCCTGCTAGCCCGTACTGAGCCAAGGCAGCAGCATCAGCAACATACTCTTTACCAGCGTTGATAGAAGCAAAATTCAGGCGTTCTCCGCTAGTTGTGGCTTTGCCCCTCCCATACATAGCAGTACATAAACCTGTAAGGTCAATCTCCCTCTCAACTTTTTCCAAGTCTTTCCCAAATACAAACTGTTTACCCGTATCGCTTCCCCTTTGGGCCACTAAGTCAACGTATCTGCGAACGATTTGATTATTATAAAGGACAATTCGGAACTGGAGTTCACCTTTCCAGGTTGCTGCTACTTGTTGCAGGCATTCGAGGGCTGTCTGGTAACTGAAAGATGTAGTTTCAAGACCTAGATCTGCAATGGCGCCGACTTCCCACCTGCTTTGTGAAAGCGCGGATGCTACAGCTAGCCACGCAGAAGTTCCTCCCCCTGAAGGAACGATGTCTCCGAGTAACTCATAAAACGCATGATCGCAATATATCTGTTTCGTCGTTGTAGTATCATCTATATCTATAATCCTCTTTACCTCAAATAATTGCCAATTGGAATCTATGTCTTGAAAAGCGATTAAGCTCCCCTCAGTAACATATTGAGCATCAACGTGATCTGCTGGGATTTCAAAGGTGAATGTGTTTTCCCGGTTGATTAACTCATTATGTACGGCGTTATAAAAAGGGCAAGCTGCTCCGTTATTAATGAGTATAGTCTGTAGTTGTTCTCCTGCCGAAAAAACATAAAGAATAGGCAGCCATAGGAAATTTATATTTACCATCGAATTAAGTTGAACGCTTGCATCGCCAGTTAGATTAACCGTGGATTTCGCTGGCGTATTTACTGCATTCTTAATGGTTACTGTAGAACCCAAGTTAATGTTCGCGTTACCACTGGATACATTAACAGTTGAACCCAAGTTAATGTTCGCAGGACTGGATACACTCACTGTCGATTTTGCATTTGTATTTGCGTCTACGATGTAACAACCATCAATGTCCACAGCATCAGATACCAAAATGTCAGATGCCAAGTTCAAAGCGGGGCGAACGCCAAAATGGGCATAGTACGCACTGTAAAAGTCCAGAGTACCAGCGGCAAGGACCAGGCGGGTTTGATATGAGTTACTGGTGTATGGAGTTCTCAACCACCACTGCCACGCCGTTGAAACATTAACTGGTTTCTGCCCACTCAGAGTATTGCTAAACCCCTGAGCCGTCATGTAGGCAACTCTATTGGCGTTGGCAGCAAAGATTGAAAATAGACTACCTTCGGCTATATTATTTTCGTTTGCGAACCCTACTTCTGTGTTTGACAAGAGGAAAACCTTGTCAATGACCGTTTCGGAACCACCACCATCCGTGATGGTGTTATTGGCTACAGTCAAAGTTGTATCTAGAATCTTAGCGAGTTCTTGAGCAGTAAAGTTATTCAGGAATCCTTTGATGTCGTTGTACCCTGTGGGTTGGCTCATCCCCGCATCGTTTGGCGTAGCGTCATTGTTATTAGTATTAGCTGTGCCGTCAGTAAGATTTTGCGCCACCCACCAAGCAT